GCTCTAACCACTTTTGTTGATCTAATACAGTAGCAGATTGATCTAAAAGTGAATCATCACGATATACTTCAAAAATATTAGGTTTTATACCTCTAATAACTTTCCAAGATATATTACCAACATCGAATTCAATCTCAACTCTACAATCTTTATCATTTACAGAGTTAATAAGTTGTGGTTTATTAATACGCCTAAAACTTTTTCCAAATAAAACAAAACATAAAGCATCCAATACAGTGCTTTTTCCTGCGCCATTCGTACCAATAATCAAGTTTGTTGAATTTTTTGTAAATTCAAGTTCTGTTTCATGCTGCCCCGTAGAAAGAAAATTACGCCATTTTATAGTTTTAAATAAAATCATAATCAGAATTATTTGGTGGAATTACAATGTCATTGGACGTAATGATTGCATATTGATACCCATATACTTCACAAGTTTTTAGTATTACATCATCTTCTATCTCTATTACATGCATTTCTGGATAATCATCTTCTTCTAACATCATAGCATATCTTGTAGCATCATCTTCCTCTTCAAAAAGATATAAGATATGATCCCCCTCATCATTTAGTACAGAATATGCACCTTCAGACTCTCTGCCATTAATTGTTAGAATAAACATTAAATCATTTCACACGCTTCTTGATAAACTTCTTGAAGTATTTTTCGGACTACAAATTTATCAAGATTTACTTCTGCCTCCTCAATATATCTATTCAAAATTGAAAGAGTATCTTCAGATTCAAAAGTTTCAAATTCATTAGATTCCTGAATATAAAAATTCTCAATAATCTTAAGTTCAGAAATATTAGAAGAATAAAGTTTATCAATAAACTTTTCGAATTCTTTAGTGTCGGTTTTTTTGCGAACAATTACCTTTACAATTTTATTCTCATAATCTCTTACATCAAAGGTATTATGATCAATGTCTTCATAGTAAATGTTATAAAACAATCTATATGGATTATCAATTAAAGTATGCTCTAGGGTTTCAGTATCAAAAATAGCAAATCCGCGAGTATCCTCTACATCAGTCCAATAAATTTCATAAGGATTTCCTATATAAAATACAGTTTGATTATCAGAACGAGTGTGGTAATGTCCAGAAAATACCTTTTTAAAATTATTAAAAATATCCGGTTCTAATCCGTGTTCCATAACTAAAGAATTATTTACACGAAACCCTTGAAGCTCTAAATGCCCCATAGCAATTTTTGCTTTAGTTTTCTGAATCATTCTCAAAGATTGTTGCTCATTATCGGAGCAAATCCAAGGAAGAAGTAAAATATCAAGATTATCTATTTTAATTTCAGTTGGAGTTGAATATGTTATTATATTTGGATAATCCTTAAGAAGAAGTTGGGGGGAATTTATTTGATTGGTATTACGAAAATACACATCATGATTTCCAGTGATTAAATGAACATTATATTTGGAAAGTGGTTCCAAGACAACTTTTTTAGTCCATTCTAATCCCCAAAAATCAATACTTTTACGATTATCAAAAGCATCCCCCATATGAATAACTGTATCAATTCCTTCTTTTTCTAAAGTAGGAAAAAAGACATTCTTATAAAAAAGTTCAAAATAATCATGAAACAATCTTGAAGATTTGCGAGCAGACCAGTGAGTATCTGTAATTAAAGCAATACGCATTAATACCTCAATTTACTATGTACTACATCTTTGATAGTATTGTAATCACTATAATTGGATCCGTCAAGCAAATTATCGTCAAAAACCTCAGAGAACCCAGAACGTTCAAGAATTTTATTTTTAATTTCCAATTGACGCTTCTCTTTTTGAATACGTCTCAAAAATGCATAATGGATAATTTGAGTAAAATAAGCAAAAGGATTTTGGGATTTATCTGGATTAAAATTATGAATATATTGAACTGAATTTTCTATGCCATCAGAAATCATATCTTCTTTAAACATATAATTTACAAAATTAGGCTTAAAGGAAAGATGATTTGCAATTTTTAAAAAACATTCTCCAATATAACGTGGAATTGGAGGTTTTGTATCCCAACTTTTACCACACTCATCTTTAGTTGGTTCTTTTCCATACTTTTTAATAAAACTTATTTCTACATCTTCCCTATATTTAATAAGAGCAGAAAGAAAATCTTTATTATTTACATAATGCTCAGACCTTTTTCTTTTGGTCATAACTGCGGTAGTGATCATAAAGGTACATTATTATTATGTATAGATTATAGCATTTATACAAATAATTGACAAGGTTGCAATAACTGTGTAGAATACCTTTGTTGGGTTTGATGAATAATACTATCTATTCTTATAAATCTTCTCTAAGATTTCTTTAGCATCATTTACATTTGCTAGGTACCCCATTCTACGATTAATTTTAGATTCTTTTGTAGAGTTTTTTAAGGATTGTCTGACATAAGTTTGATACATCATAATCATTTCAATATCGGAAGATTCAGAAAGAGTTAAAACATCCTTTAAGTCAATAATAAACATATCTTCTTTTGATGTTTTTAACCATGGTTCTAATTTATATCCTATAACTCCAGATTTACCTTTAATTTCATCTACAGTTATGGGGTTAGAAACTATAAGTAATGTTCTATCATCTTCTTCAGAAGCTGCTATTTTAGCGAATATTTCTTCACCGGTTTTTAGTTTGACTGTGCAATAAAAATCTTCTTCAATTCCCATCTTTTTTAAGTTGTATAGTTATTATTTCGTAATTAAAGTTTTCTTCATTATAAATTTTTATTCTTTCAATGAGGTGATTTAAGGTATAATTTTTTCTTGAATTGTATGTACAGTCATCAGATATATCATAAAGAACTGCTTTTGTTTTATTTTTCCCTTTTCTTAAAACTCTTCCAATTGATTGAAGATTTCTAATTCTTGATTTACTTGGAGAAGCAAAAATTACATTATGTAGATTTTTTATATTAATTCCAGTAGAGAAAGTTCCATAAGAAGCAACAATAATTGCATTATTTTCTCTTTCTGTAATTTCTCTAACTAATTCTCTCTCTTCAGTGTCCACTCCACCATGAATAAAAAATACTTTACGATCATCTCGTTTAATGTTATTTATTCTTTCATATAGTATAGATCCATGTGCTTCAACTCTAGAAAAGAGAACAAGAGTGTTTCCTTTTAAATCTAAAGAAAGATTTGTAATAAATTTATTTCTTTGTTCATGCTGGATAAGATATTGTATTTCATTTTCATAAGTTTCAAATTTTTGAGGTGGATGCTTAAGAACAAGACAACGAATATCTAATTGAGAAATATGCCCCTGTTGCATCAACTCATAAGTTCTTGTTACTTTATATGATGGTCCAAATAGTCCTTCAAGAACCCATTTATGAGTTTGCGTTCCATCCAAAGTACCAGTAAATCCAAAACGATATTTTGCATGATGAAGTTTAGTCATAATGTCAACTAAAGATTTACTCTTAAATAAATGAGCTTCATCTCCTATAATTACATTATAATTTTCAAAAAATGAACGCTCTAATTTATATACAGATTGCCACGTTGTAATTGTGACTGAATGTTCATTAGTTTTTTCTCTACCTGAATATATACGGTGGCAATATGAATCAGCATCCCAACCATAATCTTCAAAGTCCTTGTACATCTGCTCTACTAAAGATGTCGTTGGAACAACTAAAAGAATTTTTTGCCCTTTATCTACATAATATCTCACGATTGAATAAATCATCAGAGATTTACCTGAGGCAGTTGGTGATATCAATAATTTTCTATTATGTCTTAAAGCATCGTGTACTCCATCTATTTGATAATCTCTCGGGGAATGAGAACAAATAGAAGACATATAATCCTTTACACCCTCGTAAGAAATTTCTTCATTTACTTCAAAGGGTAATCCATAGAATTTGTTTTCTTTAAATTCGTAAGTATAATTATGCAATTTTAATTTGTCGATAACTTTATCTATCAACCCAGCATAAATTTCCCCAGTATGAGTACTCAGAAGTCGAATCTTTCCGTCCCAGTGCTTGCTTCTATACTGGGACATAAATTTTGCAGATTCAACCTCAAATGTAAAATATGGTTGTAGTTCGTATAAAATATGTGATTCGCAATGAAGTTTAATATAAACTTCATTTTTCTTTTCAATAATTACATCATTCATAGCATTACGACTGCTATGAATATTTATTTACCCAAGTCCTGCATTAAAACGCATAAACTCGATTGAGTTTTTAATTTGGAAAGTTCTATTTTGAATCATTTTTAAAATACTTTCCAAATATACTAACATAGTATCGTAATAATCTATTTTTAAACATACTGAAGAAAGTTTTTCGTCAGCATCAAGATATTTTTGCATAGTATCCTTATCCCTAATTTTTTTAGGAAATGGGTCAGTCACATAAACATCTGGATCTGCCTTTCCTGAATAATATTCATATCTTTCATGGCGAATGTTTCTTTTCTGCTGTTCTGCTTTTTTTCTTAATAGAAATATTGTATTATATAATTCAAAGTATTTTGCGTGAAGAATTGGGATATTTGTTGATTCTGTGTGAAGATTATCAATATCAATCTTCGAATCTTGTTCCCACATTTTTTGAATCATATCAAGATCTAAACTCATAAAGGATTCCCACCAAGATCTACTATATTGTATATACTATACTTGAAACTAACATCTGCTGTAAAGTATCTTACATCTGTATCTGTAGCATCAAAAGTTAATGTTCCTAAAGAATAAGGAAAAAGATTTTTAAAAATAATCTGAAAATTTGGTATAGAAGAACTTGTTAAAATTTGCAATGTTCCGTCTGAATATAATCCTATTTGTTCTTGGGCGTCCCGTGGAGGATTTATACTACCAGTTGTACGGAAATCGTATATTTGACTCAAACTTTCTGGATAACCAAGACCTCTTATCCAGTTTTGGATTTCCATGTAATTTTCTAAATTTTCATCTACCAAAAATCTTAAACTTAAATCGCCAAAAATTATTTTATCGCCGGGAATATCAAGATCTTTTAAATAAGTGGGTTGATTTGCAACCCCTAGAGTTAAATCTGGTATGTTGGCTGAGTTGCAAAAAAATGCAACTTTTGGTGTTCTTTTTAATGTGAATTTAAATCCTGTTGGAGATAAGAAATTTCTATTTTCAGGTTGTCCTGCTACCATGATCTTTTTTGACTATTTAGATAAAAAAAAGAGACCCTTTCGGGTCTCTTAAAATCAATGTGAATGATTGCTCACATTAAGTTCTTTACAGCAACTCTACGATAGTAGCGGTTAGCATTAACTTGAAGTCTACCGAGACCTTGATCAGTGCCCTCAGCAAATGGGTTTGCAACCATTCCATAACGGGTTTTAAATCCGATTTTGGGTTGGAAGCTGTTCTCACCAACGGCACGAACCATTTGGAGGGGAACATAAGGACAATAGAAGAGTCCAGCGTCATAAGGTGAAGAACCCTTATAACCAACAACATAGTACTGGTTACCAGGAGTTCCGTTAGCGGAAGTCAGGTTAGCAGCATATGGGTCAATGTATACACGATACTTACCTTGCAGAACACCAGCAAAGGTGTTGCCGGTATCATCAACAGTTAGGTTAGCGTTGAGTGCTGGGGTGTAATCAAGAACACCGGCCATGGTTAGAGCGGAAGCAACGTCTGCAGAGCAGAGGATGATGTTGCCCTTTCCACGACGAGTTCTCTGAGCGATAGCATTAGCATCACGCTCAATCTGGAATAGAAGACCCTTGAACTTCTCAACAGACCAACGACCATTGGAGTCGATGTCTAGGTCAAAGATA